CCGACATGGTTTCGAATGATATGGGATCACTGAAGACATATGCTCTACGATGCGTCACAATGGACGCGATGAAAAATTCTTATAGTCTGTTTACTAAACGTTATAAGGATATGGAATATAAAGATGCGATAAGAGAAGTCGTTGAAAAAGACTTAGGCGCGGGAAAGCCATTAGCAACACCAGACCAAACGAAAGGATTCTTCGATTACACCGTCAATCGGGCCCGTCCTTTTCAAGTAATAGATTTAATTTGTGAACGATCTGTGTCAAAGAAATATAAAGGTTCTGATTATGTTTTTTATGAAGACAATGAAAAATATCAGTTCTTAACGATAGAATATTTGATCGACACTCGCAAGGCAAAAGCCAAAGCATTTCAGTTTGAATATCCAACAGGTAAGAAAGCCGAGCAAGTTGATAAACGATTGAGTCATAGAAACATCTTGAAGTATGAGGTGTATGATCAGGGTGACTCTATGAACAAAATAAAGGTCGGTGCCCATAAGAATAAATATATGGAGTTTGACATATTACATGGAGACTATTTCGAGAGTCAAGAGTATGTGAATAGCGTTGATCATAATGGGTTTCAGAAAACTGATGCTGAATCAGCATATGATACACACAGTTCAGCATACAATTCTTTTGCGGAAACATCACCAGCGTTAGTTAATCTGGCATTGAAAGACGGAACAAGGCCTGAAATGAATATTAACAAGAACATGCATTTTAAGACTGCCTTTCGTCAAAAAATATTTGCGTATGGCATGAACATACGAGTTTACGGCGACACTAATTTGATGGTGGGAGATTTAATTACATTAAACATTCCAGAAATTACCTCACTGGATGTTGAACCAGAAGATCAAGAGGTATATTCTGGTATTTTTTTAGTGAGAGCAATTCGTCATATGTTAGAGAAGCAGAGAGAAGGTACGGGTAAGTTTGAACATTTCATGGTTCTCGATTGTCGTAGACCAAATTTGAAGAGGTCATTGGGTTAATGTTTTATAAGTTTGGAGATACATTTAAGTGGTTTATGGGTCGTGTCGTTGACATTAAGGATCCCAAATATTTAGGTCGCGTCAAGGTTCGTGTGATAAATGACCAGACAGGCGAGATGGGTAAAAAGAGTATTGTCGGCGGCCAGATGCCTAAAGGACTGCTCGATGAAGACCTACTATGGGCATGGCCTTTATCGGCAGTTCAGTCTGCTTCTCTCAGCTGGATTAAAGTCAAAGAGATGGAGGAGTTTGAAACACCCGATTGGATTGACGCGGTAGGTCTTTCACCGACAGGTATAGCACTTTCAACATATGTGTTTGGATTTTATCTTGACGGTAATGAACAAAACATTCCTATCATTTTTGGAACGTATCACAAAGAGTCGCGATATCCAGAACCTCTGACAGATATACCGACCGGTGATAAGTCGATGCTTCAACTGGAAGTCAGTCCAGCAGACAACTATTTTTATAGTGATGTTGCTGCACTCGCAAAGGGATACTTTGTTGATCCTGATGGAAAGAGGGCAGGCGTAGGCCAAACGTTACCCAAAGAACCTTACACAGTGAGTACTCTGTGGAAAAAGAACAAAAAAGATCAGGCTGTAGTAGATGAGTTTCCGACAGCATACAATACAGAATATCCATATAACACAACGTACACAACTAAGTCTGGTCATGCGATAGAATTAGATGATACTCCGAGTCATGAAAGAATTCATATATGGCACAAATCAGGTTCGTATGAAGAAATATCAAATGGTCCTTCTCCTTTCTTAGATGGAGATACTAGATCGTTTGATATCAAAACAGACTGGCCTGAAAATGGACCGGCCGGGTTTTCATATAAAACTGCTGGCGGTGTATCTGAACCCGACTATAAAGGTAGACGTAGCAAGAAGACGATGGACACCTCTTTCGATGTAGTTGGAAAAGACTATAATCAATTGATCATGAGAGATCACAACGTTGAAATTGCCAATACCGAATCGGTGAAGATCGGCAACACAGTTCACTGGACAATCGGACACAAACAAAACCCAGAAAATAGAATAAATGATAATGGTAAAACCGACTATCCAGGCGGTGGTCTTGATAAATACAGCTTACATCTAGATGTGCTGAACAACACGATACAGACATCTGGAAATAATTATGTATTGGGTGTTGGAGTCACACCAGAAAGTGAACGAAGAATTGATAAGTCGAAGACACAAAGTCAATCTTTGTATATTGACGTTACTAAAGATTATAGTGTTTTTGTAGGTGAAGATTATAGATCGATTACTCAAGGCAATAGATCAGAAACAATTGAAGCCGATTATAAACTCACTTCAAATACTTCTTTACACATGGAGTGTTTAGACGGTTCAATTCAAATGAAAGGAATAGGAATTGCATTAGATACACCCTCTGTTGGAGTTTTGGGTTCTATGAACATCAAAGGAGCATTAACTGTTGGAACTGGTGTGTCAGGATCAATTACTGGTATTGACGGTACAACAATTACATTCACGGCAGGAATAATTACAGGATTCGGATAATATGTCGGCAATTCAAGGAACTATCGCTACAGTAGATGAGTGGATAAGTGAAATTGATTCTCTCACCGCTGCTGGCGGCGCGTTAAACTGCGATGCAATACAGTTGCAGATTAATACATATGTCAGTACAATCACCGATGTTATTGCTGCGAAAGTATCCGAGATGTTGAACCTACTTGCTCAATATTCTCCTTTACTTTCGATTCCTTCTGATCCTATGAAAATTCTCAGTTGGGTGAAAAAGTTTGTAACTGGAATTGCTGGACCAGCGATTGCGGCCGCAATACAATTGGCCATAGATATAGCACTACTCGCCGCTAAAATTGCTGGCATTGCAGGAGCAGTTGTTAATCTTGCTTTAAAATTAGCAGATTGCCTTACAAATATTGTACAAAATACTTTGAATGATTTGGCAAGTTCAGTAATGGATGGAGCAATCGCGATTAAAGATCAGGCAATAGGAATTTATGAGAGTCTCAAAGATCAGTTACTTGAACAACTGGGATTTAATGAAATTTCTGCATTGAGCTCACAAGTTTCTAACGCAGTAGTCACAGTAGACGCTTCTATCAATAGTGTCAACACCTCAGTCGCGGATATTAGCGGAAGCAAAGATAGTTTTAATAACATTCAAGTTCCAGGATAATGGTTGAATAGATGGCATACGTAACACCAGAGTTTGTAGCAACTTTTCAAAGTGAGGTCGATGTTTTGGTTTCGGATTTGCAGACGTTGCAATCAGAAAAAGCAGCGGCCGCAGCTGCGATACCTGAAACTCCCGATCCATTGACGATCGGTGCAAATAACATAACAATTGATGCTGATACTGCGGTTACGATTACAAATGGTACAGTGACATTAACAATAACTGGATCGACTGTAACAATCACTGGTAGCACGGCCACCAACATTGCCGGAGACTTACGAGTATCTGGTAATATTACTGCTTATTACAGTTGATGATTGTGCAGTTTATACGGATTCGATCAGATTAAAGGATAAATAAAGCATGGCCGCAAGAATTATAAAAAATAATCAAGAGTATAAGCAGACGGATGCTGATTATGAAATCTATAGCGACTTTGATAAATCTTTTCTGGTAAATCCATTCACCAAGCAGCTGTCTCGGAAAACAAATGAGTCCTCAGTTGCTCAGGCGATTAGGAACCTTTTATTGACGAATAAATATGAGAGAAGAAGAAATCCTGGATTTGGTTCTACCATTTCAGCATATCTATTTGAACCTTTTTCTCAAACTATACTAGGTGAAGTAAAGACTCGTGTTAAAAGAACAATTGAAAATAACGAACCGAGGGTACGAATTATAGACCTCGATGTGACCACAAATGAAAAGGAAGATGAGTTAATTATTAATTTAAAATTTGCGACTACATCTGCTCCGACACCGGAAAGACTTACCATTTCACTTTATAGAGTAAGATAAATGACTGATTTAACAACACTCGATTTTGATTCGATCAAGAGTAATTTAAAAAATTATTTAAAAGAACAAAGTATCTTTCAAGATTATGATTTTGAAGGATCGAACATTAGTGTTCTTTTGGATGTGCTTGCATATAACAGTTATCTGAATGGGTTTTATCTAAACATGCTGGGAAGTGAAATGTTTCTCGACAGCGCCCAGCTTCGAGACTCGGTTATATCTCACACAAAAGAACTCAACTATCTACCTCGGTCGTTTCGATCTGCTACTGCGAGTGTAAACTTAATCATCACTGATTCAGTTGCATCATCGGTCATTATTCCTCGCGGCACTTCTTTTACTGGTACGGCTGGTAATCGCAACTTCACTTTTGTAACTGGCGAGAATGTTGTTGCGAGGTCAGGTAGTGCCGAGAATACGTTCATTGCAAGTGATGTTAATTTGTATGAAGGCGATTATGTTTCCGATTCATTCGTGGTCAACACCGCAGATAAAGCACAAAGATTTACTTTATCAAATAAAACGATTGACGTTACAAGTCTTCTTGTAGCTGTAATGGAAGATAATGGGTCGAACTTGAAGGCATATAAGAGGGTAGATTCTTTATTCGGATTAGGATCGGCCTCTGAAGTGTTCTTTATACAACCAACAAATAATGATCGATATGAGATTGTATTTGGTGATGGCGTAATCGGCCGCAAACCAAAAAACAGAGCAATTGTGACAATACAATATCGTGCTTGTAATGGTGAATTGCCAAACGGTATCGCGATCTTCACGGCCGATGGTAAAGTTGGAACAAGTCTAATTACAAATGTCACTGTAAATGCAGCAGCAAAGGGCGGTGCAATTTCTGAGAGTCTAGACTCGATTAAGTATAATGCACCACGCGCATTTACTACGCAAGAACGAGTTGTAACCGCGAGGGATTATGAAACGCTTCTGGTTAACCGGTTCACTGAAATCAATGATATTTCGGCCTATGGTGGTGAAGAGTTCGTGCCGCCGAGGTTCGGTAAAGTGATTATTGCTGTTGACTTAAAAACAACAGATCAACTACCACCTTCAAGAAGGTTAGAATTTGCTGAATTCATAAAACAACGTTCACCGCTGGCGATCGATCCTATCTTCGTTCAACCAGAATACACTTATGTGAAAGTGACTTCAAAAGTTCGTTATAATATAAATCAAACTCAACTAACAGTAAAAGACATACAGTTCATTGCAAAGAATGCGATTCAGGAATATAGTGCGAGTGTGTTAGATGGATTTAATAAAACACTTCGTTACAGTCGCCTTCTTTCCACTATCGACAATTCACAGAGTGCGATTGTAAGTAATGACACCGAGATTCTTGCTGTCAAGTCTATAATGCCATCTGGTTCATTACCTCAGGACTTCATAGTTGATTTCGGAGTCAGACTCAAGGATGACATTCCTGCTTTAGCGCAATCTCATCCCGAAGATGAGGTTTCTATCATATCATCCTCTAATTTCATTTTTAATGACTTCGAGTGCTTCATCCAAGATGATGGTGATGGCCTATTGTACATCAGTACATCATCCGGCGGACAACATAATCTTCTACGAGAAATTGGTGTAATTGATTATGTCCGCGGCATCTTAACGATAGAAGAATTTTTGCCGTCGGAATTGATTGGCGCATCTATTGATATTTCTGCTAGAACTTTTGACTTAGATGTGAGATCAGAACGAAGAACAATTCTCAAGATCCGGCCAGAAGATATCACTGTCAATGTTGAGCAGGTAAGACTCTAATGCGTGAAATTGAAGACTTCATCAGTCCTCTTATTGAAGGACAATTTCCTGCTTTTTATCGAGATGAAGGAAAAATGTTCGTTGCCTTCGTAAAGGCTTACTATGAGTGGGCAGAAAGTAATCTACAATTATTGACGTTTGAGGATGCCACAGATTTTAATAAAGGCGATACAATCACGCAAGGTAACGTCACCGGCAAAATCATGGCCGTATATACATCTTCTTTTATGGTTCAACTAGATCAACTGGATCAGTTTGAGGATAGTACACTTCGTAACAAACTCACTCTCTGTATAGGTTCTTCAGGTGGTTCATCATACATCAAGACAACTGAAAGTTTTAATCACGAATACCTTTCTAGAAAGTTAGTAGATATTCGTGACATCGATACGACAATTGAAAATTTTATTGTTTCATTTAAGAACAAGTATCTACCCGACATACAGTTCAACACGGCTTCAAACAAAAGACTCTTTATAAAAAATGCCTTAGACTTCTATAGAGCAAAGGGTACTGAAAGAGCAGTAGATTTATTTTTTAAATTAATTTATGGTATTGAAGCAGGTATATATTATCCTGCTGATGACTTGTTAAAACCATCCGACAATGAATTTGTCGATGTACAGTACCTGGAAATATCTCCA